AAATACATCGATCAAGGTCAATCTTTAAATTTATTCATTACATCAGACACGAAAGCAAAGGAAGTAAACGAGTTAATGTTATTAGCACACGAAATGGGAATCAAATCGTTGTACTACCAACACAACGTAAGTGCGGCTTCTGATTTCGCCAAAAACTTTAATTACTGCGTGGCTTGCGAATAGTCACCGGTAATTAAAATAGTATTATTAACCAGGTTTTGTGTATATTGCAGTTATGACAACAGAAAATTTTTACTTAGGCATTATCGTAGTTTTATTTGTTTTACAAATATATCAACTTAGCGTAATGAGCAAACTTAAAGGTGATATCAATCAACTTTGGGATCAAATGGCAATTTTGACTGCAATGACAGCGGCAAAATTAACCGATATGGTATTAAAGAAAAAAGAACAAGTAGATGAAAGCAAATCAAAAGTCTAAAGGTCTTGGCGACACAATCGCTAAATTTACCAAATTAACGAAATTGGACATTCTTGCCGAGAAAGTGGCAAAATTGTTCGGTCACGAAGATTGTGGTTGCGAAAGACGTAAAGACAAATTAAATAAAATCGTTCCTTATAAGAATAAGGATTAAATTACAGTTATGGAAAAGAGTTATGTTCTGGTTAATACCAAAGAGCTCGTGCAAGAAATGGCACGACACATATTAGAGAACGACATTATTGCGTTCGATACAGAGACCACATCGTTAAACCCACGAAAAGGTTCGATTATAGGTTGGTCAGTTTCAGCAGAACCTGGTAAAGGTTACTATCTCCCTACAAAATTATTCAAAAACGGCGAATTGGTCGATGCGTATATCGAGGACGTTAAAGCTCACGATGTATCGATCAAAGTGATTAACATGTTGGTCGGCAAAAAGCTGATCATGCACAACGCAAGCTTCGACTGTAGATTCGTTAAGAACTATTTTAAGATCGATCTGTTGTCCTCTTTGCGCGCAGATACAATGTTGTTAGTACACACTGTTAACGAAGAAGGCGCTGGGTTCGGATCCAGTTCTCCATTTGGTTTGAAGAGTATCGCCAAGATGATTCAAAAAGAACTTGGATTGGACGTAGAAAAAGCGGCCAACGAAGAACAGATAGCTCTAAAGAATTCTATCAAAGAAAACGGCGGCTCTGTTACACGAGACAATTACGAAATATGGAAAGCCGATATCAATATTCTATCCGAGTACGCTGCGGCCGATACCGATCTAACGCTAAGAGTTTACAATCATTTTATTAAGGATCTATACGATCAAGGTCTAGAAGCATTTTTCTTCGAGGACGAAGTAATGCCATTGTACAAAGAAGTTACTATCCCAATGGAAGAAACCGGAGTTAAGCTAGATATGGACCTAATCAATAGAACTAAGGACGAAGTTACCCAAGCTCTAGAGGATCACAAGAAGAAGGTCGTTGAAGAGTTGTTAAGTTATGCAGAAGTAAAACATTGGATCTTGATAAAAGCTGCGAATGCGTTCCCTGCGAACAACAGAGGTACATTTGCCATAGAACTTATAGATCAGAGCGGTATAGAATTCCCAAGGTCGGAAAAGACCGGCAAGTACAACATCGCCAACGCAAACATACTAAGAATTCCAGACGGTCCAGTTAAACAATTCTTACTACACGGAGACACACAAATCCTAGAGCCAGATCAAATCACCAAAATACAGTTAAAGCTTTGGAAAGAATCCAACGACGGTAACTGGTTCAACATACAATCCAAAGATCAGTTAGGTGAAATTGCTTTCGGTGCTTTGGGTATCAAGGCAAAATCTACCACAAAAACCGGTAAACCACAGTTCGACGACGATATGATTCAAGCCATTGGAGATACAGAAGAATGGGCGAAGAATCTAAGAATATACAACAAGTTATTAAAGATCAAGTCCACTTACGTAGAAAGATTCTTGGACGGTCAAGAGGATGGTAGATATTACTTTAGTTACAAACAACACGGTACAGTATCGGGCCGTTACGGTTCCGACGCTCAACAATTACCACGACCAAAGGAAGAAGGTGACGACGATCCAATCGTAATCGAATACAACAATAGAGTAAGAGCATTTTTCGTTCCTGACGAACACAACATATTCATCGACGACGACTACGAATCGTTAGAGCCACACGTATTCGCTCACGTATCGGGCGACGAAGGACTAAAGGATATCTTTAGAAACGGTTGGGACTTCTATTCAACGATCGCAATCAAAACAGAAAAATTAGATCAATATTCCCCTGATAAAAAGGCCGACAACTATTTAAGAAAGCTTGCACCTAAGTTGAGAAACAAGGCAAAAGCTTACGCTCTAGGTATTCCTTACGGCATGGGAGCTTACGCTCTGGGTAAGAACATCGAAGTATCGACAAAGGAAGCAAAGAAATTGGTCGACGGTTATCTAAGTGGATTCCCAGAACTAGAGAAGTGGATGAGAAAGTCTGAGAACGACGCAAGAACTTTAGGATACGTTAAAACACAAGTTGGTCGTATAAGACACTTACCGAAAGTAAAAGCGATATACGAACAGCTAGGCGACGCAATGTTGGACTACAATACCAAAAAGGAGTTAGCCTACAGTCACGGAGAAGACAAAGTCAAAAGCATTTCAAGGGACTTCGTAAACGGACTAAACAACGCCAAAAACGTACAGATTCAAGGACTATCTGCGTCTATCGTAAACAGAGCCGCATTGGCAATCAATAGAAGATTCAAGCAAGCCGGAATAAAAGGCTGGGTGTGCGCTCAGATTCATGACCAGTTGATTTGCGAAGTGGATCACGATAGAGCAAAGGAAGCTGCCGAAATTGTACAAGATTGTATGGAGAATACCACCAAATTAAGTCTTAAGTTAAAGGCTGTCCCTGCATTGGCACCAAATTGGCGAGACGGTCACTAGAGACATAAATTTCATTATAAATTAAAATGTGCGTATATTTATTAGAAATAAACAAGGTACTTGGTAGGCCTTCAGTTATAAAACAATTATTTAATCGTTCACCGAAAGGGAACACAAAACTAAAATTATGACATTTAGACCATTCGAGCTAGATATCTTTGACCTATTATGGCGAGATTTATCAGACACACAATCGCATTTCTCTGCAATCACGCAGAAAGTATCACACCCAGTAGACATTTTTGAAACACAAGACGGCATTCGATTTGAAGTTGCTGCAGTTGGCCTTGAACAAGACGATATTGAAATCTTAGTAGAAGGGGACTTATTACGTATTAAGTACGAAAAAGTACGTCCTTTTGATCAAGAAACATCTATTTATCGAGGTATCAAGAGATCGGGCTTTGACTTAAGTTGGAAAATTTCAACTAAATTCGATCTTAATCAATTAAAAGCTTCTTTAGACAAGGGATTATTGATATTAACAATTCCCGTCGCAGAAGGCAAGGCGGTAAAACAAATTAAAATTACTACGCCAAAACAATTATTAAAAGGATAAGCAAGTCCTACCAAGTAACCAGTTATGTTCTCAATTTGCAAAAACTTCATTAAAGTAAACGATCGTCTTTTCTTAGTAAAGAAAATTTACGCAGAAGAGCGCATATTGAATTTAGATCTCGCTAAAGAGCTATTCAATACGCCGCACGTCTTCAAGAATAACGATATGTTCTATTTTACGGAAGAGATAGAAGAATTACAAATAATCACAGAATAAAATATATGAGTAAATTAAACCCAAAAAACGGTTTCGCAGTATTGAAACCAGTAGAAGAACAAGAGCAGACCTACGGTAATATCGTAATACCTGATCTTGGAAAGGAACGTCCTGAAATGGGCGAAGTTATTGCAGTAAGCCAAACCTACAACTGGCATCGCGGAGAGTACGTAGATTCTCAATTCCAGGTTGGACAGAAAGTTCTGATTCCAAAGATGGGAACTATGAAGATCTCAGTAGGCGGCGAAGATTATTTTTTAACCAAAGACACAGAGATTCTATCTGTGATAGAAGATTAATATTATGAGTACAACAACAAACATAAGCGGTACGGAACTTAAAGAAAAGTTATTGGCCGGTATCAACAAATTAAACCAATCAGTGTCTTCAACTTTAGGACCTGGTGGTAGAACTGTTTTGATAAAAGAACAAAGCGGTGAAGTAAAAGTTACTAAGGACGGTGTTACTGTCGCTAAAGCTTTCCACAAATTGGAAGACGACGTAGAAGACTTAGGAGCTCAGTTAGTAAAGCAAGTAAGTATCAAATCAGCTAACGAGGCTGGAGACGGTACGACTACTTCTACTTTATTGGCCACTGAAATCGTAAGAGAAGGATTGAAAGTAATTCGTCAAGGTTCTAACGCGGTAGAAATTAAAAATGCTATCGACAAAACGGTAAAAGAAGTAGTTAACAACATTAAGAAGTTGGCGATCGAAGTCGGATCTGAAGAGCAAATAAAACAAGTTGCAACGATCTCAGGTAACAACGATCCAGAAGTTGGTAACTTAATCGCTACTGCAATCGGAAAAGTTGGTCGCGAAGGTGTTGTAACCATCGAAGAGTCTAAGACAGGTGAAACTAGCTTAGAGATTGTAGAAGGTATGCAATTCGATAGAGGTTACAAATCTCCTTACTTCGTTACTAACAATACAACGATGCAAGCTGGATTGGAAAATCCTTTAGTGTTATTGTACGACGGTAGAATTTCTTCTGCGCAAGAGTTGTTACAAGCATTAACAAAAGCAAACGCAGAGAACAGAGCTTTATTGATCATTTCAGAAGATATCGGAGACGAAGCATTGGCTACATTGATCGTAAACAAAATGAGAGGTATAGTACAAGTGTGTGCGGTTAAAGCTCCTGATTTTGGCGAAAGAAAAACGTTGATCTTGGAAGACATCGCTATCTTAACCGGTGGTCAAGTTATTTCAAAAGACAAAGGACACAAATTGGACAAATTAACTCCTCAACAATTAAGCGAATTCCTTGGTATTGCTCGTTTAGCGACTATATCTAAAGAAGAAACTACAATTGTGGACGGTAAAGGCGACGAAGCTAAAATCGAAGCAAGAGCAGAAGAGATCAAAGAGCAAATCGAAAAGGCTACTTCATTCTACGAGAAAGAGAAGTTACAAGAGAGATTGGGTAAATTGGTCGGCGGTGTTGCTATTATCAATGTTGGAGGAAATTCCGATATCGAGATCAAAGAAAAGAAAGATAGAGTAGAGGACGCGTTGTACGCAACCAAAGCTGCGTTAGCGGACGGTATCGTACCAGGCGGTGGATCTGCTTTATTCCAAGCTTCTTTAGAGCAATACGCAGAAGAATCAACTAACGATGCAATCGGTCGATCTATCGTTCAAAAAGCCATTCAAGCTCCGTTCAAGAAAATTTTGGACAATGCAGGAATCGAAGACTGGTACACATTCGTTCCTAAGGACGGTCAAATATACGACGCCAAGAATCACGTTATGGTAAACGCTATCGAGGCAGGTATCATCGATCCAGCGAAGGTAGTTATCACCGCACTTAAAAACGCATCTTCTGTAGCCGGTACAATTTTAACTACCGAGTCGGTTGTATTCGAGAAAAAAGGCGCTGACGAGAAAGATGAAATGAACCCTTTAGCGGGAATGATGTAATTTAGATATAAATAAAATGTTATGAAAATAGGATTAATATCAATCATGGGAAATGTCGGTTCAACTCTTAACTCACAGGGAGGAGGGTACGGCATAATCCAAACAAGAATGTTGAAAGATAACCATCCTGACGATACAGTAGACGTAAACCCCGATCCTAGTGATTGGGGTTCTTACGATATGTTGTACGTTTGCGAAGGAGTTAATTTCGTTGAAGGATCGTTTAATGTTCCTGGCGGTCCACAGCCAATTCACACAGAGAAGATGAAAGCGATCGCAGAGTTCAAAGGCGAGATAAGATATTCTAATACGTCTTTCGACTTCAACAAGTTCAATCAAAGATTAAAGATCGAAGGAGTAACGTATCCAGAAGTCGGTGAATTGCCTTGGTACAACACTTTTATGGCTCATGGTCTAGTAAATAGAAAATCGGTTATCGGAGATTCCCATGCTTTATCAGTATGGAGACCAGGATATTCTTTGGAGTTTACTGCCGGTAGAACTTTGCACGGATTCTTAAAAAGAAATTCTGCTGAAATTGGTTCTCTCAACGAATTGTTCGACGAGACTACTTTGTACTTCGGTAATATTGACTTAAGATTTCACTTAATGAGACAAGAAGATCCAAAGCAAGCGACTATAGATCTATTCACAAGATACGTAGAGTTCGCTAAACAATTGAACGATTGTACTTTAGTAGAGTTGTTACCAGTAGAACACGAATCAAGAAAAATTCCTGGCACCGGTTTGTACAAGAAACAACCTTTCTTCGGTACTCGAGTACAAAGAATGAAATTAAGACAGATCGCAAACAACATCATCAACGAATCGGGCTTGAAAGTAATTAAATGGCCTACAGAGTGGATAGACGAAGACGGAACCAAGATGCTAGACATTTTAGAGATGAAGCAATCCGTACACTTACGCCCAAAACACTATGCATACTTAAACGAAATACTAAATGTTTCTAAATAAAACAACAGATCAATCCAACTTGGACATGTCCAACGGTAGAGATTTAAACTACTACTTGAACATGACAAAAGATTACAAACACGATTTTACGTTCAAAGTAAAACAGTACGATGGATTCAACGTAGTCGACGATGGAGAATTCCAATTCGGTACCAAAGCAAAGATGGGAGATTTCATGATCTCTCAAGTAAAAGAGGACGCAATGGTTTACGTAGCGCCAAGAACAGGTTACGCGCCTTATTCGCTTTGTCACTTGGCAAAGAAGTACAACAAAAAATTGTATTTAGTTATGCCAGCGTCAAAAGAGGCTTCGGAGCACCAACTAACCGCAATAGAAAACGGTGGAATTCCACTGTTCGTAAAGATTCCTGCGATGCCTACCGCAAACATATGGGCGAAACAATTCGCAGAAAGAATCGGCGCAAAATATTTACCTTTCGGTCTAAAGCACGAGATGGTGGTTGCCGGTGGAGTTAGAATATTCCACGATAATTTTAAAAACACCGATATCGAAACAATGTGGACAGTATTTTCTACTGGAGTTTTATCTCGTACTTTACAGATAGCTTTACCGAACACCAAATTTAATGCGGTTGCTGTTGCAAGAAACGTACAGGACGGAGAACTCGGTAGAGCTAAATTCTACACTCACGATAGACCGTTCTTAAAAGCTTCAAGGGTGCAGACTCCTTTCGATTCTATACAAACATACGATGCCAAAGGTTGGGAGCTCCTAAAGAGCCATGGACAGCAGGGGGATTGGTTCTGGAACGTGGCCGGTAATATGCCCAAACCAACGATTAAACCCAAGGACATCGATTCAAGTCGCGAGTGGGGAGATTTTAGAGACTTCAAGGCCTACTACAAAGATTAATTTTACCGGGATCCCATTATTTTTTATATTTATTCCATGAAAACAGAATCAGACTACATGAGTCCATTAAAGCTAGTAATTCTACTGGAAGAAATAATGTCCGAAGTCGGTGATCTCGATAAGATGCTTTCTTACCCAGTAAAAAAGATCAACGACTTGCAGTACTCTTTTGACATAAACCAAGACCTAAGCGCAGTTGTCAAATTTAGCACAGGAGATATCGATCAGAATTTATTGAACGGCCTTAAAATTCCTGGCAACCCATCTGCAAATAATACCTACAACGTTGGATACATAATTAACGGTACGGACACCCAAGCAAAAAAGCTGGACTATTCTACCCTAATAAAAGTGCTAAAGACAGTATCCGAAATAACGATACAGTTCGTTAAATCGCACAAACAAGTTGAAGCTCTTTTATTTTTGGCCATGTCAAAAACCGGGCAACCCATTAACGGCTCTTATTCCGACCCACAAAAGCACAATCTTTATAAGGCCATTCTTATAAAAAACCTAAACAAATTGGGTCAAGATTGGAATTACGGTCAGTTTAAATTATTGAACATACCTACGTTGGTACTATTTAAAAAGCACAAATAAAAGTCATGAATATATTACTCAAAGCAAACGAAATCGTATTCGAAAGAAACGAAGAAAAGGAGCGCCAGTACGGTCCATTTCAAGAAGGCATGCAAGAAGCTGCCAAGATTGCGTCTTTATTATCAAGAAAGGACATCACTGCAGTTGACATGTACAATTGTATGATCGCCTTAAAGTTATCAAGACAATCTTATAATCACAAAGAAGACAACTTATTAGATTGTGTTGCGTATATTGCATCACTAAATGACTATCAAAACAATGTACAGAATGAACATTCAGAAAGTAAGAAACGTAAAAACACCAAGTAGAGGCACGAGCCAATCAGCAGGTTTGGACTTCTACGTACCAGAGGATTATCCAGGAATCGTATTAAAACCAAACGAGTCGGTATTAATCCCATCGGGCATCAAGGCTCACGTACCTTCGGGTTACGCTTTAATCGCATTCAACAAATCGGGCGTTGCAGTTAAGCAAGGACTTTCTGTTGGAGCATGCGTAGTGGACGAAGATTACGAAGGAGAAATTCACTTACACTTAATCAACACGTCTAACGCTGCAACAGAAATCAAAGCTGGTCAAAAATTAACCCAATTCGTGTTAGTTCCAGTAAGTTATATGGACGTACACGTACTACCAGAATTACCGCAAAGAAATACAGAGAGAGGAGCAGGTGGATTCGGATCAACAGGTATATAATGAACAAACAACAGAAGTTAGATAAAACATTTATCAACATCGCAAAGGAAATAGGCCTATTATCGTACTGCACCAGATCAAAAGTGGGCGCAGTGTTGGTGAAGGACGGTAACGTGATATCTTTTGGGTACAATGGCACCCCGGCAGGAATGGACAATTCTTGCGAAGAAAATAATGTCACCAAAGACGAAGTATTGCACGCAGAGTCCAATGCAGTATTGAAAGCAGCGAAATCGGGAAATTCGGTGGACGGTAGCACCCTATACTTAAGTTTATCCCCGTGCAAGGATTGTTGTAAATTGATTATCCAATCGGGAATCAAACGCGTAGTTTACCTAGAAGATTACAGAGATTTGAGCCCTGTAGAATTTTTATCACAATTCGTAAAAGTAGAAAAGTATGAGATATAAAGACGCAACGCACGCATTCGAAGTATTGTTTCAAGATATTATGAATTTAGGCGAAGATTTCGCTGGTACTAAAGCAGTATTCAACGAAGTATTCACGTTAGTAGAAGTAGGTAACAAAATTGTTACCACACCTCAACGTAAGTTCAACACAGAGTACGCAGAGTACGAGTGGAACTGGTACCTTAAAGGAGATAGAGACGCCACTGAAATATCAGAACGCGCCAAGATATGGAAAAACATGATGGTACCCAATACGACTGAAGTAAATTCCAACTACGGTTACTTTTGGAACAAAAACTGTCAGTTAGCCAGAGCAATCGCAGAACTAAAGAACAATCCTCAAAGTAGAAGAGCGATAGTTGTTCACTACGATATCAATGAATTGGACCGTTACGCTTACGATACTCCGTGTAACGACGTACTTAATTTTTACATCAAAGACGATAAGCTGCACTTAAGCGTATTCGCAAGATCCATCGACTTAGTTTATGGTTTCTGTAACGATCAATATACCTTCGCTAAGCTTATGGAAATGGTTGCCTTTCAATTAGATTTACCGGTAGGCGAAATGCACTGGATGATCACCAACTTACACGTGTACCCAAGACATTACGATATGCTAGAGAAATAAATTTCTCCCGTCTACCTGTATTGAGTACATTTACCTAAATAAAAGTTATGATCGCAACCAAACTATCACGCGAATTTTTACAAGACCAACTGTCCAACTTAACGCCCAAACGATACAATCAATTTGTTTGGTGGAGACGTTACGAAGTTAGACAGACGTTGCCCGATAAAGCTCCTCTGTACGACAAGATAATTAACGGAGATTACGAACACTCGGATTATTACTATCAAGCACAGATGGAAAACTATCTATTGGCCGACAAGATCAACGGCATTAGATTCTACGAAGATCAGCTAGAACACAGAAGTCTATTCGGTGCTAGATGGAAGCGATTAATTGACGATTACCAAAAAGAAGAAAAAGAAATCCTAAGAAAGATGAAGAAGGACTTCAAAGCCACTTTCAACATACATCCAGACGAATTGGAGCTCATTATGGAAGACTTCGACGGTACTACCTTAGAATTATACACTCATGTAAAACAACTGACCAGAGAGCGCAGGGAACAAAACTTATAACCATGTATAAAGTAAAACAATTTTTTAGACGCATCTACAATCTGTACAGATGGTTACCCGTTATTTGGAAGGACCAAGACTGGGACGATCATTACATTTGGGAAGTGCTGAAGTTCAAGCTAAAGAATCAGGCAGAGTACATCAAAACAAACGGACATCACGTAGATAACGAAAGGGACGCGCAGAGAATGATGACTTGCGTAAGATTAATAGAAAAACTTCAAATTGGGTATTACGAACACGAGTACACAGAATATCACGAATCAGAATCAATATTCACTCCAAGTGAAGAGTGCGAAGATTGTTTCGAATGGGACTCAAAATTAGTATCGGAAAGATTGGACGAGTATTTTGTAAAATATCCTCGTATGTACGTTATCGTTGAAAACATGGAAAAACCTCCATTTTCAACTGATACAAAATTGGGTATAGCTATTAATATTGGTCACATAAATCACTTAAGAGCTACAAGAATTTTATTCGATATATTAGAAAATCATATATTCGAGTGGTGGGACTAAACAAATAAATTATTAAAAATCAAAAAATAGAGTTATGTTAGGAAAAGTATTATTAGTATTGATCGCTGCTATTACAGCAGGTTGGATTATTTACGAATTTAAAAGAGCTCCATTAATGGACGACGACGGTAATATTATTGAAGAAAACAAAAAAGATTAAAATGAAAAAGTACGTTAAAGGTATTTTGGGTTTGGCCACTGTTGCTCTATTGTTAATCACCATAGAAGGACAACAAAGACAAATCGCCAAGTACAAACAAAACGAAGTTATAACAGATTCGTTAAGACAAGAGTTATTTAACACTCAAGCAGAATTGGGTAGATACGAAATGACCCTAGAAATACTTAAGGACGGCGAAGACAAAAAAGCCGCACAAACGTTCGAAAACGTTTTAACAACACAAACAGAGTAATGGATATAATATACGGAATTCTATTCGGCGTATTGGGCCAAATGGGATCTTTTTTACAATTACAAGGAGCTATCAAATACGGATGGTACGAAAAGTACATGTGGCTGATACTCTTGATGAGTGTGCCTTTGAGTTGGTGCTACATCAAGTCGGTTCGGTACTTTGTTCATGGATTCGCCGGAGAAATTTGGCCGAGTAGATTGATAGGCTTTGCTGTAGGAATAATCGTATTTACGACCATGAGCATTATTCTATTTAGAGAGCCTTTTAACCTGAAGACTTTACTGAGCATACTACTTGCTTTCAGTATAGTTGGAATTCAAATATTTTGGAAATGAAAAAAATAGTTTTGACGATCTTTTTATTGTGTACGCTAATGAGCTGCACTTCTCAACCCACTGTAATGACAATCCCTAACGATAGTCTTACCGTAAAGGACGTAGAGCTGGCCGTTTACTCTTTGCCTTTTAAGTTTAAAAGAATAGTGGTCGCGCAAGCTGTATTAGAAACTGGTTGGTTTACTTCTAAGAACTTTAAAGTGAACAATAACCTTTACGGCATGAGAGTCCCTTACAACAGAATGACCACGGCCGATACTTCCATCAATGGATACGCTCACTACAAAAAATGGGAAGAAAGCGTGATAGACTACTACCTAATGCTTTCTGTTAGAAACGACATCAAGAGCATAAACACAGAGCAGGCCTATTACAATTACTTGGATTACATATACAGCGAGATAGGACGTAGCTACTCGTCCCAGTTAAAAGACATTATAGTTCGTCTTAAATTGGACGATTTCGACAACGATACTAAAGTGGTTTATCACTCTAAGAAGTTTATACCGAAAAATAAAACTCCCAAGAAAAGGTCGAGGCGCATGAAATGGAACCGGTGATATTTATATACATGAATAAAGATATTACGATAGTTATTCCATGTAAAAATGAAGGCCAAGGTATTATAGAGGTCCTAAAGTTAATCGTAAGACAAGGACTGGATTGTCAAATTATCATAGCTGATTCTTCCAAGGACAATACTTTCACCTTGATGCACAACTATAGATCCAGATCTCCTCAAGTAATAAGAATAATAGAAGGTGGATTGCCTTCGGTGGCCAGAAACAAGGGCGCAAAATTGGTAACCACGCCTTACGTTTTATTCCTTGATGCTGACATGTATCTAAAGGACAAAAACCTTGTCAAAAAATGTTTGGAAGTAGCCAAAAAAGGAGATTACGATTTGGTTACTTGTAAGTTTAAAACTTTGGGTGGTAAATTCAATTGGGTGTACAGGGTATTCGATGTTATCCAATTGTTAAGTTCAAAGACTAGGCCCTTTGCCATAGGTGGATTCATGATATTTAAAACAGATACTTTTAATAAATTAGGAGGATTCAATGAAGAAGACAAAGTTGCTGAGGACTATCATCTCAGTTCGAAAGTTTCGCCCAAAAAATTTAGAATCGTTAATTGTTATGCACATACTACGAGCAGAAGATTTGATAAGAAAGGTGTATGGTATATGATCAAACTGGCTTGGCAATCTTGGTTGAACAGAAACAACGATGAATGGTTTAAAAAAGACCACAATTATTGGACATGATTAAATACAAAGCGATCATCGTATCGGATCTACATCTTGGCACAAAAGACAGCAAGGCGAAGGATTTTATGGAATTTTTGGACAAACATCCAACCGATCTTTTAATATTGAACGGCGACATCGTAGACGGCTGGGCCTTAAATAGAGGATCCAAATGGAAGAAGCAACACACCAAAGTCATATCTAAATTATTAAAGATATCGAACAAGACCAAAATAATTTGGATCAGAGGTAATCACGATGAGTTCTTGACAGAATTTATCGGTACGCATTTTGGTAACATAGAGATAAGAGAGGACTACGTTATAGAATCCATTGAATGGACCGAAAACGACAGTTACAATAGACGAAACTATTTTGTATTTCATGGGGACGTTATAGACGTGTTCATTACAAAGTACAAATGGATTGCAAAGATAGGATCGATTGGTTACGACCTAGCGCTCTGGTGCAACAGGTGGTACAACCGATACAGAGCTTGGAGAAAGTTACCTTACCAATCCATATCAAAGGACATAAAAGCAGGCGTAAAAGCTGCCACCAATTATATAAACGACTTCGAGACCGCGGCAATACAGATGGCCAAAAAGAGAGGCTGTTACGGTGCAATTTGCGGTCACATTCACCAACCTGCAGATTTGACGATCAACAACAATAGATACATAAACTCAGGAGATTGGGTGGAAAATAGAACAGCGATTTTAATGGACAACGATAATAAATTTACTTTATTCGAATTTAAAAATTAACAAACATGCAAGTATTATATTTTTCTGCCGCTTGGTGCGGTCCTTGTAAGGTTTTCAAACCAGTATTACAACAAACTTCATCAGAATTGGGAATCCCAGTAAGTTATATAGACGTGGATTCAAACGGACCCATGGCCCAACAGTACGGCATCAATAGTGTTCCAACTTTATTGATAGTGAACCCAGTTACAAGTCAAGTAGTGAAGCGCCAATCGGGCGCAATGAGTAAGCCAGCATTGACCCAGTTCTTATCTTCGGCTAGATAACGTATATTTATACCTAAAGGTTTTATTCGTAGTTATGTTTAAAATCTTTTTGTATGAAGTTATTAACGTTATTACTATTGATATGTCCTCTTTTTGTTTTATCCCAAGAGGCAAAGTCTAAGATTTCGGTAAACACTGTTAGAAACAGCGTTAAAATGGGCCCAATGACCGGGAATTTAAACCTGACATTCGGGGTCAAAAATATTATTCAAGAGGTTTTACAGGACAAAGGTTACACACTAGTTAACAAACAAGACGCGGATCTTTTTGTCGACGTGGAGATCGTATACATGGACCAGCAAAAGACTGCTTCCAATGTAGCCATATTCCACAAGGACGAAAACGCGGTGGTTATTAGAATGCTTGGTAAATTAATCGACAAGCAAGGAAAGGTTGTTAAAAAGGAGTTGGTGACCGACGAGTCTTCTGAAATATCCACATCTACGTTATTGATTTCAGAGTCTGGAGAGTTTAACTCAACCGTTATGAGAAACGCAATTAAAAAAACATGCGTTCAGGTTGTGTCTAAACTACTTTAAACTATGAAAAAAATTGTATTATTTTTAGGGATACTTTTGATATCCCTTTGTTCTTTTTCTCAAAACATAACTATTAACCAGGCGATAGTTCAACAGCCTCCTTATCACGTAGGAGATACTTTGACCATCAGCTATACGGTTACTAACTCTGGGACAACACCTCGTTATTTTTGGTTGAGATACCAATACAATAACGGTGCGTTACAGTACGTTCCTAATAGTACAGTATTTTCTCAAGGTACTTCTTCTCAAACTTACTATACGAGCTGGAACAACTATCAATTTAGTTCTTACCCAACTATAGGCGTAGGAGATTTGTACGGACAGTTCCAACACACTCCATGGAATTACGCAGCAAACAATAGCTGGAATATTGGTCAGTTAACTGTACAAAGAACCGACGCACCAATTTCAGGGTTGATAGCTTCTCAAAAATACATTTTATTAGATCAGAAAGACTACACATATATTCACAAGCTTGATCTATCAAATGCTACCGATTCTACAGGTAAAGCAATCGCAAACATAGGATCTCAAGTGTTGGATTTTACTATTCCTACTTCTAACGTAATAGGAAACACGTCGTCTTATAAAGTTGCTATAGCGTTTCCACAAGGGGACACAACTATCACAAACTTGAACGCCCAGATAATGGGTCTTAAAACCGATGGAACTACCGATTGGAGCAATCCTCCAATTGCGCAAACTAAGTTTAACGCTCAAGGTATTGCTACGTTTACGACTTTAAAAGTGGGTCAAAAATTTGCAGTCTACGTTACTCCGTCTTTTGGTAAACCTTACTTGGACAATATCGTAACAGTATCCAACGCTTACAAAGCTTTCTTGGGCGTTTCTGAAGTTGGGTTGACCGGAACTAACAACTATTTTACTTACCCTACTTTACAGAAGATAATCGGTCACGTTGGTATTCAAGATTCTACGTTTGACAGCAACGATGCGTATTATTTATTTGCTTACGTAATGGGCATAGACGTAAGTTCAAAAGCAAGAATCCCATCGTCAACGGCTACTGCAATGAGTTTCATGTCAGGAAAGTATAATAATTGGGCAGCAGGATCTTTGTCAGATCACACATTCACCATCAACTCAATTAATCAAATCGATACTTTAGCTTACGCTTACGGTGGAGACTTAAACTTCTCTCACTCAACGGATCCTTCTTTAATACCAGGATCGGTTGCAGGCATGTCAGTTAATAGCGCTGATAAAATATCTTCTTTCTCCGTAAACACAGCGGCTCCAACTATAACTGATGCTTCGTTGAATTTATCTTCTACTATAACTAACGGTAAAGTTATTTTGACTGGAACTTTAACTCAAGCTGGTTTGGCAGGATTGCAAGTTATATTACAATACGATAGCACTAAGTTAAGCTTATCGAACGTAGTATTCGACGCAGGAAACGATATCACTAACTTCTCTACGCACAATAACGGTAGATTGACTTTTGGTTCTATAGATCAAATTAAAACTGCTAGAATTAAAGTTGGAGTTCCTTACACATTAATTTTTACACCTACTGTTCCATTGACTGACGCAACTGGATTGTTCTTTACAGTGTTGGCCGATGCGGTAGACGGTAGCGGTAACAAAGTTAAGCTAACAGTAGAATAATGAAATCCTTAATAGTTGCATTCTTATTATTAATTTCTTCAATAGCTTACTCTCAATCGGGAGTAGGCTATTTGAATTATACGATATACAACATTGCAACTTACAATGGTGGTGCGAACGTTTACGCTAACAGCGCTACGGATTTTAACAATATGTTTAATACCGCAAATGGTACTACAATATACAAATCCGGAGTTACGACTGCAAGCAACGCAATATACTTTAGTCAAACTTTTTTTACTGGAGTCCCTAACGGTGGCGCTTATTTCGGAATCAAATCCTATGGTTACTTTATTCCAAAAGAGACCGGAACTTATTCCTTCGCAATAGACGGAGACGATGGAGTCGACTTCTCTTTGAACGGAGCTGTGGTTACTTCAGAGTACGGTCCTCACGGATTTTCAGGATATCGTTATGGATCTATTAATTTAGTCGCTGGTCAATCGTACACTTTTATGACCAGAATGCAACAAACCGGTGGAGGATGGGGAATGTATTTAACTTGGAAAAGACCTTCTCAATCTTCTTACGCAGTACAAGCAGACGAACTCTATTCTACGCAACCTACAGTAACACAACAATTGAAAGTCCAGTTTAATTTCAATTTTAACACATTAATAACACCGACCAATTTTAGCACTAATATCTACACTTACGCTAATAACGCTTACACTTTAACTCCAAACAATACTGCAACTGTGATTAGCACTAGCGATACTGTGGACGTAAGTACTAGCGTGGATACTACCAAAAATAAGGCCGAAGCTTTGGGACTAACGACCACAACCAATTTAACTTCCTTATACAATGGTATCATAACCGTGTCGAATGTGTATTTAGCGTTTCAGGAATATTCGAACAAAGGGTTACTAGGAAACACTGCTGGTAATTACTTTACCTCTGCTGCTCAATACATAGCCGCTGACGTAAACAACGATGGGCAATTTGACGAAACCGATTGCTACTTACTTTTACAACATTTGACCGGCAAAAAATCCTTAGTGTCTACTTTACCCAACATGCTAAAGCTGTACAATCAATCTACTTACGATAGTATCAATCACACCAATTGGAGCGCTTACAGTGGAACAAGATCGTTAGTACCTTTCACTTTACCGAGTGGAAAACTTAACGATACTTTCTACGTGGCCACTATATGGTTAGGGGACGCTAAACTTAGTTACTCTACCAAACAAACTGCAGGAGTAGCAACGTTTTCCCTTGAGTCACCGGTATCGAATAAGATTCAATCTTCGATAGTGACCCAGTTGATAGGCGACAGTGTTTACGCTACCATAACCCTAGATCCTTTACAGCAGGCAGTGGTAGGAACTCAATATCACTTGAATTACGATAGTTCGATATTGCAGTATCAAAGCACGACTTTCACCACTGTCAATAACTCTAATAATTTTTCTACGAACAAGGGACAGTACATAAACTTTGGATCTTTAATCACAAACGGCACTGGGGTGCTCGACAACACGACCAAATACGTTATATCGTTTAAACCTTTAGTAAAATTAACCAACGTACTGGGTCTAATAACAATAACACCCATAGATGCAGTTAATCAATCTGGGACCCAATTAAAAATAACGGTAAATTAATGAAATGTATGAAAACTATAATATTGTGTTGTATGCTTTTTATAATATCGTGCACAAAGACTGTTGCGCCCGTACAAAAAGTAACGCCAGATAAGAACGTATTTGATGCTGCGCAAAATACTGTTTCCAACGGACAAGAGATACAATTTACGTTAAAATCCGCAGGGACCTACACGTTGACCATGATGGACTCCATAGAAAATCAGGTGGTTACCAGAGAAATAATCAAGGGCGTCATTGGAACCAATAAGCTAAATATTTATACCAGAGCTCTCCAAAGCAAGTACCTATATTTATTGCTAGAGGACAGCACAAAGAACCAAATAGCCAAAACGACTTTAATTGTCAACTAAACTAATAGAAAATGAATAAATTATGTACAATAGCGGTTGCGTTTATCCTGCTTGCTGGATGTACTAAAGATGTGTCTACGGCTTCTGTGCAAACTCCTACTAATTTGGTTATCGGTAGCTCAGTTGGTATTAAATTACAGACTGTGTTCGTAACCAGCGAAGTATCAATGAACGTTAAGACTAGCACAGCTCAAACTGTGACTATCAAAATATTGAATATCACTAATAGCGTAGTATCCAAATCTACAGCCGATGTTAAAGAAGGAGACAATATCCTTAAGTTGTACACTTCTGCTTTCCCATCTTCTGCTTATAGAATTGCGGTATACGATGCTAAAGGTGCATTATTAGCAATAACAGATTTTAATAAATTATAATATGGCAAAAGCAAAAAAAGAACAAACGCCTGACGAAGCAATGGCTAAGAACGAAAAGCACAACGATGGCTCAATGTCTGGTTTGAAGAAAACAATCATTGGAACTGTCGGTACTTTAGTTACCGCTGGTGGTGCATTTTTAATGACCTACTTACAAAAACCAAAGGAAAGCGAAAAGGCAAACGGAAATCAACCGGCTATCAACATTAATATCCCAGCTCAACAACAGCAAGCTGCGGGTAGCAAAACAGTAATTATAAAAGAAAAAGCTCCAGCTGACAAAGACTTAAAGAAGGCAGAAAGATCTGAACAACCAAAGCCTAAGAAAGAAGGGGACGAATTTAAAGAAAAACCAGCTCAATGGTAATTTATGGCAGAAGAAGTTAAACAACCTAACACGGGTTTTAGAGACCTATTAAATTCAGTAATGAAACGTAGATGGTACATTACCGCTATGGTTTTGGGTGGATTTATTTTAATCATAGCAGGTATATTTGCCGCTATCATGATGAATACGGCAATGGCCGCTGGATGGAAAGAGTTACTAATGTTATTGTTAGGAGCCTTCATCGGTAGCTACGGTAAGATCATCGACTACTGGTTCAGCGATCAGGACAAAGACAAAATGTTGGTTCAAAAGATGGACGAAGAAGACGGCGTTACACTTTCTAACACAAACGATATGAAGGTGACCAACACTCCTCCAACTCCATTAATTCCAGATGCGTTTATCGCAGGAGCTTCAGCAGCAAGGGATTTGGCCGTAGTTGAAAATAAACAAGAACACGAATTGGCTGTGGCTCAACAAAAGCACGAACACGAAATGGAAAAATTAGAGTTCGAACACCACGAACACAGACAGTGTCAACACGTTTGGGGTGATAGCGATCACGACGGTCATTTAGAGTGTCAAACTTGTGGATTATTAAAAGAATCTTGGGACGATTCTCACTAAAATATTATTAACGAAACAAACCCTGTATGGACGCTGATGCCAGTAAAGTACTTAACAACGATAAAAGAAATATCTCTAATGTTGGCAATGTTCTTCTTGCCATTTGGTTACGATGCATTGTTCAAATTCATTATGGATATAACTGGTTCGTATTGGATCGCAGATATCGTTTTTTATTCTATTTCGGCATTTTTCTTTATATGTTACTTTTCGTTAAAGAATTATTTAAACAAACAAACTAAAAATTAAAGACTATGACTTTCAAAGAATGGCTTATTGATCTTTTCAAAGACGAAAGAGGATCAACTTCAATCAAACCAGTAATTGGTTTTATTGGTGCATTATTTTTATGCGGTACTATGTTAGCTAACAGTTTTTCCGAAGAAAGATTCAAACCTTCTGCAGAATTAGTAAACGCCGTTATGGTGATTACAGCAGTAGGAATGGGCGCGGATACTTTGGACAAATTCACCAAGAAAGCACCAACAGATACACCAGCATCTCCAACAGCGGAATAAATATTCCACTATAAATTTAAAATAGACTATGAAAAAAATTATCGATATATTAGGTAAAACATTTTTAATATTCGTTTGTGCTTGGGTAGCATTCGCATTTTCTTTTGAAGTGTTTATGATCTATGTCCATTTTACAGACGAAGAAAAAGAACAAAGAATGGCGACAGAGTTCGCATGGAAGTTCGACGGAACCTACAGCAATTCGCCAGGAAATATATGGTACAAATCACCAAAAACTAAATAATATGAAAAAGATCATTACAATTTGTGCGTCCTTTATTTTATTTTTATGGTTAGTTATGTCTATGAGCAGCTGTACTCCAGTTAGAGTGATAGAAACAACTACTACCGACAGTACAGGAAAGCAAATCAAAATCAAGACAAAGTACTATCAACAAAGCGAAGGTTACAGTGTACCTCAAGCAAGCGTTAACGTAGTAACAACTCCTGTAATTTACGGGGGTTTGTACTACCCATTCATTGCTCCAAGAATCATTGTTCCTGTAGGACCTAGAGTTTATTACAGACCATCTTATAGAAGACACTAATATGAAGCAGTTTATTTTTTTCTCAATATTAGTAATATTATTACCGGTATTTAGCTTTTCTCAAACTATTGGGTCAACTAAGACCGAAAACTATAAAGCGTCTTTCGAAACAAAGGTGGACATCAGTCAATTCATGGACTATTCTGGTCCTACGATTCCTATTCAGATATTGAAATGCGGTATCGGTGACGAAGTATACGAGCAGTATCCTGAGTTGAAAGAAAAGAAAGTCGGCCTGGGTGTTGCAAACATTACAATGGAATACCTTGAGAACTTGAATAGATTCACTTTTACCGAAGACAAGACGGAGATAAAAAATAGAATGGTAAAACAATTCCAAGCCAGTCAAGCTGGAATCAGTCAAGATAAATTGGACGGTAGGGGCAAGATCAGATTGGCTCACTACTTTGTTGAGATCGAAGTGTACGACTTCTCTGTATCCGACGATGAGCAAGTTAATTTAAAGGACGGAGTGAAAGACAAGGTTGTAACAAGATTGGGTTTACAAGTTAGATTCACTGACGCAGAGACCGGAGAAATATTCGCGGCTTCTGGTTTGGGCGAAGCAACTACAACAAGAGAGTTAAGTTTGATTAGCGATGCTACGGTAAACGAAGTTAAGTTCAATCAATCTACTATAGGTACATCTACAAAGAAAGCGTTAGACATCGCATGTTCTCGAATCTTATTAAGAATGGTTAAAAAGGGAATATTCAAAAGTTAGTATATGGCAAACGCAGCACCTAAGAAAAGACCGATGAGAAGTCACAAAGCGGGACTTAAGACTTTAAAGAGAGTTAATAACAACTTAGCTATATTGGCTAAATACAAATAATGAAAAAATGGCTGGGAGTTCTATTAATATTGGTTGCGTTCCTGTTTGCTGAAAAAGCAAAGGGCCAAACCTATACCCAGACATTCATAGACAAATGCACAGGCCAAACCAAAGTGGCCACTACTACCTACGTAAGCGGAAATGCGGTAGTATCCTTCTACGATCAAGTTAGAACCTTTACTCCACAACAAGTTCAGTTGGGTTTGTTACAAGCATGGTTACAGAGCGTTTACTTATCGTATTCTACTTTAGCGTGTCCAGTATCACAACAAGCAACAACAGTAATAGCACAACAAGCTGCTGCAGCGGCAACTTCTGCAGCATCAACTGCCGCGGCTTCGGCTGCATCTAGCGCAGCAAGTACCGCAGCGTCTTCTGCTGCAAGTTCTGCAGCTAGTAGTTCCGCCGGTGCAGCAACGTCAAGCGTAAGCGCAGCGCCAACCGCGGCTCCGTCCACTGGCAGTTCTAGCACTACGACCCAAGCGAGTGGAGGTGGCGATCAAAGTTCTTCTTCTAGTAGTTCTACTACTACGAGTGGAGGCGGAGAATCTTCTTCTAATTCATCTTCGTCTTCATCGTCCTCTTCTACGAGTGGATCTTCTGACAACAAGAGCAGTAGTTCCTCTTCTGAAACAAAGAGCGAATCCAAGTCAGAAACCAAATCAGAAGAGAAAAAATCCGAGTCAAAATCAGAAGAAAAGAAAGAAGAAAAGAAAGAGGAGAAAAAGAAGGAAGAGAAGAAAAAATCGGAGAATACAAATCCGATGATATTCTCTGCGGATCTGAGTGCAGCGGAAACAGCTCCTAATAGAAAGATAGTTCCTACAATGAACATAGGAATATCCAAGTCCTCGATGACCGGAATGTCCAGCATAGGCGTTAACTCTTCGATATTCTTGGACTTAAGCAAAGTGGCCATAGGAGGTAGTTACACTCAAAATCAAATGAACTCGAGAGGACAGTTAGAAGCACTACACAATTTCGGTCTTACGTACTTCACCGACTTCAAAAATCACATGGTATTCCCTGCCTATACGTACATTCAGCCAATAGACAAACTTATCACTGGGTACAACCTGAGCGCTAACAGCTCGTTCGTTCAAGGCGGATCGTTTAATCTATCGCCTTCTATAATCAGCTTCGCCATGTATCCCTTACAGTTCGGCAGGAAGATAATAACCCCGGACATATTCATGATATCGGCTCCATGGTCCTACGCACCTAATACGGGTCAACAGACTAGAAACAGGGACCTAACGTTCTTGACAGGCTTTAGTACGGACTTTAAGATCACTAGAAAGTTTAAAGTGAACTTCAGTTTTAAGACAATGATGAGCACAACTGGTTCAACATCAATGAGATCTTTCATGATCGGTAGCAGGTTAAATTTATAAGCCTCACTAAAAACTTTTATTTCTCTATTTTACCAGGTTAGGGTATATTTGTATCCTATCATTTAATAATCAAAAACAAGAAAACCATGAAAAAAATCATGATCGCTTTCTCAACAGCTTTATTATTGGCTGCTTGTGGAGGTACTAGCACTCCTGCTGCTACAACTGCAGATTCAACAAAGACTACAGTAGATTCAACAAAAGCAACTGCGGATACAACTGCTAAAGCTACAGAAAGCGGAGCTAAAACAGAAGCTCAAGTAAAGTAATTAAGAGATCGCGTCAGGAAAAGGCCTGTAACACTACGGAAACCAAAACGTGTTTAATTTTAAATTATTAGTTATGTATATGAGAGTAAAGTGTATCAAAGCAGACGATACTAATATTTTAGTAGAAGACGCGTTGTACACAGTAGACGCAGTAACCACGAAAGGCAATTATCTTTTATTAGAAGTGGCTCCACCTCAAGGTTTTAATTGCTTTGATAAAAACAGATTTCAAATATTAGAAATTTGGGACGAGTTACCATCCCTATTCGAATTTGATCAAGAAGAACTAGATCGAATTTTCTCATAATTCGTATATTTATAAACTCACATGGGGCATCCTTGGAATTGATCC